TGTGGGGTATTAAATATCTTTTATAATCTATTTCTTTCGTTGACGAATCCGATGTATTTGTATCTGCACCCGGGGTCGTAGCACAAACTCACACTCATGACGCTGTAGATCTGTACAACGTCTATAATCTCTTTTGTTTCGGGATCGACGCTGACAGGTCCAATAACCCATGGACCCAACACGCTCTTGGAATGACCTCATAGTAGGATGAGCCCGGTAATGGCAATAAAACAACTGCAAGGTTGATTAGGAACCAGGCTCAATGAGTATTTAGCGACAGCGAAATGTGAGTGGTGATTTGTGGATAGGTGGGGATCCATTTGCGATTGGTAGTACCCTTTAGAGGTCTCTGACGAGACCTGTAAATGAGATGCTCTCATTTACTTTTTTACTCCTCTCTGTGTTTGTAAGAAGAAGAACTTGACGAAGAACTTTTGGTCAGAAGCCACCTGTGTTAAGGTGGCAACTTGACGAGGGAACCCCCGGCCTTCAGCCAGAAACAAAATCTATGATGCGGGTCTGCCCAACCCATGTGTTTCGCTTTTCTACCCACTGGTAGTCTTGGATGGTGGTCAGTCCAAGAACATCATTACGATTGCGTGCCTATGTGTAAGCATCAGCCTTGCTTTATCACAACTATTACCTTATGGTCAAGGGTTGAATTGTGATGTATTGTGTGTGGTGTCACCCACCCAGAACAGCGGTATTATTTCTGGCCCGCTAACCTTATGTGCTGATATCTTTGCCTTAATTCTCGATCTGCTAATTGTTTTGCTGTGCCTGTAAGATTTTCTGATGCCCAACAGAGATAGTGTATTGATAATTTGCCTATTAATTTGCCTTTGTGTTTGCCTATGGGCCAGATCAAATCATTCTTTACCGATCTTACAATATCGTCATATCGTGATTGTAACCAATCGTTATGAATGTCTTTTTGTGCTTGTGATTGCCTTGCTAATTTATTCCAATCTCTTCTAGCCATTACATAGATATTTATACAAACTCACATTTGGAGGTGATTTTTTTGAGTATGTATAAATATGTTTAGGTGTTGATAGAACTTACCTTACGTGCTCCACACTGAAGGGTGTTATAACAACTATCAACACCGTACAACAACACAAACACAAGGATTAAAAATGGTAAAACAAACAAAGAAAAAATCAAATAATCTAAAAGAATTATTGAGAGAGTTGAATGATACTCAAGAAGTAGCAGTGGCTAAAATTGAAGATACTTTGACTCCACAACAAAAAACACGATTGAAGCCGTTGGCTTGGTTGATTGCTAGAGAAAAATACACAGTAGATGAAGTTATTCGATGTATGTTAGCATACGAAGAATCACCTGCAAAAAGAGCAGATGATATCATCACTCTAATTAGATCAAGACAAAAGGATAAATCTGGTGGACAAACCGCAATATAAGATATCAGAATATCAACCTGAAGATGTGGAAGAAATGATTGCTCTAGGTGCTGTGATGCATCGTGAAGGAGCCTATGCATATCTTCCATATCAACCAGACAAACTGCGTCAATTAGACAGAGACATAAGAGCGGCTAACCGTACATTTGGTAATGGTTGGGTAGCACGATACGAAGGCAAAATAATTGCTATGTATGTGGCTTACATCAATTATTATTTTTTCTGTGATGAGAAAATAGGCAGTGATTATTTCTTTTATGTGGCTCCTGAATTCAGAAATCGTTTCCCCATGCTGGCTCCGCGATTGATAAAACGAGCAGAGTCGTGGGCACGAGCCAATGGCTGTTGTGAATTCAGCCCGGCAACTTCAGTGATGATAGCACCCAAAGTGGGCAAGGTATATGAATTCTTAAAATATGATGTGGTAGGAAATTTATTTAAGAAGAGGTTAAAATAATGAAACAATTCAAATACAGACAATTATTAAACATAGGCACAACACAATACTACGATCAAACACACGAAGATCGAGAAGCACTGGCAGGACACATATCAAAAACCATTGGTGTATTTTCTGAAAGAGGTGCTGGCTTCAGTGATGACAGAGATTGGAAAATGTACAATCAAGAGTTAGGAGAATCGTTGAAATGGGCTCGAGGCAGACATCCGCACAATCCCAGTGTTAGATGCCTGTGGGCACAATTCAATATTCAAATGCATACCTACTATGGTAATGTCAAAGCAAGATTTTCTAAAATACAGATTGATAATTTTAATCGCAGTGTAACTGTGGCCAGTAAATTGTACAATACCAATACTGTAGATGTACACAAAGTTACAGCAGATCATTTCAAAATAGAAATGATTCAACAAGCAGATGATGCATTCGTTACAGATAATAATTACGAAGACCTGTTTGTAAAAGCATTAAAGAATTAGGTTAAGTTCCAACTCCCTTTAACCTAGTAGCGATGCTCTCTCTGGTGTTATGGCAGATGAGAGCATCGACTAAATAGATTTGGTGCTGTATCACTTTCTGGCATTACACAAATCAATACAGCACCCTTACACAAACAAAAGCAATAAATATCTACGCTGTGGAACTCTCCCATAGGCCATATGTTACTAGGTTTCACAGCACACAAAACAACAGAAAACAAAAGGAAAACAAATGAAACAATTCACAGATAAAGAGTTAAGCATCATAGCAAATATAATCAATGTAGCATCACAAAAAGGTTTATTCACCGCAGGTGATATGCAACCAGTAGGAGAATTATTCAATAAAATAATTGCTCAACTACCTAAACCAGAAAGCACTGACGATGGCAAAAAATAGAGTTGATGCTGAATGGTTAGCAATATTAAAAAACTTTGCAGATCAGTACTGGGATAAAGAATTAGATGAAGCACATGAATTATTCACTGCTGTATATCCCAGCAATGATGACAAAGATTATATCAAGAAAACAACCTTTTTAGATAATGCTAAAAGAAATAAACTGATGATGTTAAAAGCATTAGCACAATCTAAATCAGGGGCCATCCATCCAACAGGATCTAACACAATGGAAGAAAAAACCGAAGCGGCCAAACTGTTAGAACTTGCACAGAAAAGAATAGCCAGCGATTAATCCATGTCTAAAATACCTTTCAAGGTGTTTTTAGATACGCTAAACATTATTGCAGGGTACAAAACACCAGAGTTTCATCGCGAGATCGCTGACTGGATTGAATCAACAGATGACGATCCAAGACGAATCATGCAGGTGTTTCGTAACGGAGGCAAAAGTTATATCGTAGGTGCCTATGTTTGTTGGAAACTGCTGACTGATCCTAACTGGACCTGTATCATCATATCAGCCAAACGGAATCTAGCATTAAGGAATTCACAATTCATTAGGCACACGATCGAAACACATCCGCTACTGCAACATCTTAAATCAGATCTCTATACCTGGAAGACAGAAACTTTCACAGTGGAAAGACCTATCATGCAACTGAACCCATCTGTTACTATATCATCACTGGGTGCTTCTTACACAGGATTACACGCAACTACCATATTGGCTGATGACGTGGAAACATCTGACAACGTTATTTCTGCAGACTCGCGGGCAAGGATCAAAGAGCGAGTGGCAGAGTTTGGTAAAATTGCAAAAAATATTTTTATGATCGGCACACCGCACACGGATGATTCAATCTATGATCACCTAGTGGACAAAGGTTACACCATAAAGAAAATACCAGCCATTAGGACACGCAGAGTACAACAGGAAGATTCTACAGAAATAGATGAAGAATATTTGGCTTGGCCCGATCACCCAGAAGGCATGATGACTTATGAATGGTTAGAGCGACAGCGATTAGAAACCACAGAAGGAGATTATATGAGTCAATATATGTTGGTGCCGCAGACCATATATCAACCTTTGGTACAATTAGAAAATATAAAATATTACACAGACGAATTAGAATGGGGCAGTCTAGCACAACCGTGGGGCAACTTTATCACAACCTGTAAGTTAGGCCGACATCAGATCACACGAGTGTGTGCGGCTTGGGACGCGGCAACTGGTCTTTCAGGCAGAGATGCTTCTGTGTTGAGTGTGTGTGCTCGAGACAACGACGGCAACACTTTCGTACATGATGTGGTTACATTATCCGCAGTAGATCAAGCCACCAAAGATTTTACCATACAGTGCAGGGAGATCATTCAAACCTGTGCGAAGCACAAGATATCACACGTGTTTGTGGAAGAAAACTTTTCTGCAACTTTGGCTAATGAATTGCGTAGAGTGGCTCGTGATATGAAGATAATGGTACAGGTGATTCCTAAATTTAGAAGCAAAAACAAAATGGTCTTTATCGCACAGATAATGGAACCATTGATCAAAGTGCAAAGATTATTTGTGCATGAGCGAGTAAGAGATCAAAGCCTACTGCTGGATGAATTACATCAATTTCCAAGAAACAAACACGATGACTGCATAGATGCTACCGCAGAAGCCATAAGCAATCTTCCAAACATCGCTGTGGATGTCACAAAGGTAGCGAAGGTGTTTAACCCATTACAGAACGCTGGTGGCCGATTTAAGATCAATTAGCCAACATTCTGATAAATAATTTGACTGACAAGATTATTTATATAATAATCACGCACACGCGAAAGGTTGTTGTATAATAAACACACGCACACGCGAAAGAGGAAACAGGAGAACAAATGAAAATTTATTCCAAAATGGTTTTTGACAAAGATATGAATATGATTGAAGAAGAATCATATGAATACACAGGGCCGATTGCACATTGCGGAGGAGGAGGATCACCCCCACCACCACCCCCACCACCACCACCACCAGCACCACCACCACCACCAACTACCTACAGAACTACAGGTAGAGCGTTGGAAAGAACCGCTGGAGGCAGAGGTGTATTGATTACACCAAGCGGCAGATTAGGAGTTACTCCTGAACCAGACACGTTGGGTGAAAGAAAGAATTTATTACAACCTACTCAACAGGTAGCACAAAACCTATTAAGATTATTAGGAGGTGGATACTAATGGGAGGCATATTTCCACAAGCACCTGCAATGCCGTCAGCCGAA